GATATACATCCCCTTTAGTCATACATACCCCTATTTTTTGGCAATAAAAAAGCACCCGGTTGGGTGCGATTGGTATTTTTTACTTAAACTTCAATTTCTGAATGCTGACCAGTTGGTGCTGGCCTTAAAATCACCTGATTTGAGATGAATACTCTGGCACCCAAGTTATAAGCTGTGCCAGATGTGCATAATACTGGACCGGATCCTCCATCAATCTGCACCCGGTATTCTGGATGCTTCACTGAAGTAATGGTACCGATGTACTCAGCATGGGTCGGATTAAGCAGCTTACGCAGTTCAAATAAAGGATTAGTCACGGCTGATACGCTCCACGGTAATGGTTTCATTCACCTTTTCATGCGAAAAACTTCCACTCACCCCATCAATCACGCCCCACCACTGGCCATTAAAGGCAATCGTTTTACCAGGTAGCATCTCGCCAATTTTCTGACTGACCGGGAGATCCGAGAAAGTGTGCAGCTCCTGAATATTGGCTTTGACCAGTTCATTTTTTCCATAGCTGGCACCCGACACTACATTAAACAATGGACCAGTGACCGCCTCTAACGGTATATCACCCGAAGTACCGCGCTGCTGTACTTTCAGACTTTCACCACTTCGACTATTCACTACGGTGATGGCATTAAAGTCAGCAATATATTCATCGTTCTTCTTGATGTTTTGCTGCATCACCAGACTTTCAGATAGCAGAATGTCGTAATCATCCACCGTCATCGCATCCCAATAGCCTTTCTGGTACCGAGGTAAAATAGTCAGTGTATTACCTGCTTTCTGGCTATAGATAAAGCCACCGCCTGCATCAATCACCTGCTTGATTGCATCGATGGGTGCAAGTTCTGCATAACTCAGGCTTTCAATCGGTACAATCCAGCCCAGTTCATCAATCAGCTTCCAGTCCAGAACAGTATTTGATTGTGCCCGATCCAATTCCGCTTGAACCAGCTGCACAGAAGTGCGTTCGTTATCCTGAATAAATGAACGTGAAGCTGCGTATTTATCCGAGTTCAAGGCTGTGATACTTCTCCCCGGGTAAGTGTAAAGAACACTGGCAAAGCGTCGGGTTTCCTCCGGATCTTCTAGCAGAACATGATGCTCAAAACCATTGATCGTGACTTTCAGGATCATCGGCTGCCCATCAATAGGCTGCAGCTTATCTTTTTCAGTATGAGCCACGGTAATAGAGTAGGTCCAGCACCACTGTGAACGACTGGTACTGTAAGTACCCTCCATGACTTTAATCTTCTCGCCGGTATCCAGTCGCTCGGCTGTTAATGTATTCACGATATACCACCAGTTTCTGTTCGGCAGTGCTGGAATACAGTCATCTGCACCAAAATTTAAAACAACATCATGTGAATCAACGTCATGACAGAGACAGATAAAATTGAGATCCGTGCTGCCTTCATATTTGGGTAATTCAGGCTTTGGCCATGGTTGAACAGGATGCTTTCTGTAGTGAATTGCTTTGGCTTGATCCCATGGCAAATCTGACCTGGTGACAATCTCAAGCCCTTTATCCCACTCAAACGAAAAACAGTGCTCAAAGACCTGGGCCACTTCATGTGAACAGGTCAAAGTCTTGCGCTTGCGGATCATCTCCTGCCAGATCATTTCCCGGTTATGGCGCAGTTTGATCGTTTCTTCATGCAGATAGCGCTGATGAATAAAGCGTTTATCGCCTTCTTCCCAAACAATATAAGCATCAGAACTTAATCCGGTTGCCTGCTCATGCAAGGATCTGACCGCTTGGATTAATGAGCCTGCCTGCTCATACTGAATATTTGCCTGATTCGAAATGACTAAGCCTTGATCATAAAAAAGAGCCTCATTCGAGACTCTTAATATTGGCTTGGCCCATGGTATTTCTGTGGTACTCAAGGCTGCGATGGCCTTCTGATATCGCATGTCAAAACCATAAGACACACCGACCAGATGATTGATGTCGAATAATGCCTTAACTTCAAATTGAAACTCAGTGTCCAAAACCATATCAATGATGCAGAGGTTTTCAACAAAGACCGCTTCGACCTCAAAACTAAAGCTCGTATCTAAAACAGTATCGATCTGACCAAGAACATCAGTATTTTCACTAAATACAGCAACCACATCAAAGCTGAATTTGGTGTCGAGTACCGTGTCTATAACTGCAGTATTTGCACCACTGTCGGCATAGACCGCTGTAACATCAAATGTAAACTCAGCATCGAGTACTGTATCGATTGCAGCTGTAACATCATCGCCAAAATTAAGATTGGTTGTGCCATTCGCCAGATGCTCAAAATTCAGAATGACATTGTGGCTGTCAGTATTATCTGGCTTGAAGTTTAGGTTGAGATTGTGCGAATCAACGGTGCCGAGCTTATTTTTAAAATCCACATGAGCACCCTTTTAAAATTAAGGTCTGAGTTTTATCGAGGTGACTGACAACGTGCCGCCAAGCGCGAGATTAGTATTAGCCAGGCTAATATCTACACCTACCATCAGATCAGCAGCAACTTCACCTGCACCATTATAGATACGCGCCCATGTTGCAGTACCCGCCTTAATTACAGTGGCTGTGTCGGTTGGGTGAAACTCAACATAGGTAGCCGTAGTTTCTTTAATACATGGCTCTGGAAAAGTTAGCGTCACAAGCGCATTGCCTAAGTCTGCTGCAACCGCAGGACTAGCAGGCTGCACACCTTCATAAAAAATAACGGTAGCACTTTGGCCACCGTTATCCATAAAATTTGCAAAGGCTTGAATCATGGCAAGCCGTGCTTTGACTGATGTTTTACTCATTTTGCGACTACCTTATCCTGAATGACTGCGTTGTATTGATTGCTCGGATCAAAAGCCACTACAAAGCACTCAAGCCCTACGGCAATGTTTCTAAATGCATAAGAGCCATCAGCTTTAGATTTGATTTCCCAGAGCAATTGACGGTTGTCGCGGCGAAATACACAAACAGGTACTGGTGAGTAATTAGCACCTACTTTTTTGGTTATGCCTTTAATCATCCCCCTACCGTGATTGATATTTGTAGCTGTAAGCACCCGCACTGATCGAGTTATAGTATATCCTTTTGCTTTTAAGCGGATTACATCTGCACGGTATCCACCAAAAAAAACACGATGCAACTTAATCAAGTATCACCTCCTCCAGTGGGGCAGAAATGTAAAAATACGGATCGTTGCCAAAATTACCAGTCGGAATCAGCTCTGCATTTTCGCCATTTAGGACTGCTGGGCTTTGTGCTCTATCGGTTGATGGTCGATTTGATGTTGCATAAAGACAGCGATACACACCATAAGCGTAACCAATTTTCTGAGATGAGCTAAACTCATAAACAGGTAATTGTATTGCAGTGGTGATATTAAATGGCTGGACTAAACTTGATAAGAATGAGGTTGCGGGGACTTCTGTTGTTGAAAGCAAGTCAGAAAAATTTCCGCTTGAAGACACACCTAATCTACAACGTATATTTCCAACAAATACTCGACCAGTATTATTTTGATTGAAATTCCATGTGTTTGATGAAGATGGGCCTGAGTCTTCTGCTAATAAGACGGGATAGTCCACAGAAACGTAATCAACACCACTATGCGGGAAAATTGCATTAACTCGTCCTTGTCCTGAGTCAAGATTTGTCATCAAAACCATGTGATACAAACTGCCAACACACATAGCTTTGCCATATACTGGGTAACCTACACTATATGTTGAGTTGTTGTCTGAGCCACCTGGATAGAGCTGAAACTCCCACTTGGTTCCAGTTGTTGGAGTTGCAATTTGTCTTGTTTCTGCTAGTGAAAATTCATCAGTTATAAACCCAGTTACAACATCAAATGTCTTGCCAATACAAACACTCACTACATTTCGAGCTGTTAAATTTGTTTGAAAGCATAAACGCGCATACATGTCTGTATTATCAATATGCTTAAACTGATAAATATGAATGTTTGCCTGTTCATACATAAGCTCCCAACCAAGCGATGCAACCTTAGTTGCGAAATTACCTGCAATTGAAGTTGGCGCCCCATCAATCGTCATCGTGACCGTATTAGTAGTGACAGAATCAATCCAGAACTCACCGCTATTTATTGATGCTAAAGGACCTGTATCAATCTTTAAAACACGGTCAGGCTTATATCCGTGTGAAACACCATAAGTGAAAGTGACCTGATTGCCTGTTACAGCCACGCTTGAAACAGTCTGCTCGTTATAGCCCAGTGCTAACATTTTCTTAAAACGATCCGGGAATAGGTTTTTTGATCCCGGACTGAAATCTAAGCCTACATCCGAAAAATCAAATAATTTAGTTTGTGTCTGCTTCATTGCCATTTTTATTCACTCATAAAAAAGACCGCATCAAGCGGCCATATTTGATTTAACTTTTAAACCACGCGGTCAATGTCACCACGCAGCATGATCTGGAATTGATCTGACATAACAGTTGGCTCAGATTGTTTTACTGTGCGGATCACCCAGACCGGGAAATTTGCAGCTACAGTATTAAAGCGCAGCACGTTACTGTTTGCCCAACCTGCGCCCCAACCTTCTTTTTTTACCGTGAAGTAAGACAAGCCAGTCACAGGGTTAATCGGTGAAAAATCAATATTCACACTCCCCGTGCCGATCTGCCCTGAATATTCACCAACACAGCGGAAATTGGTGTTATCCGTGAAAATCAGTGCCCATCGCTCCTGAATCGCACCTTTGTTCGTCACAGCAATTGGATATAACGCATCATTGTAATTTGCTAAAATCCCTGCGCCCGTTGGCTCATCAGCCCATACATTACTCCAAGATCCTTGCACAAACTTGCGTGTATATCTTGCCTGCATATCCCCAATCACTAAAGCAGATCCAACAATCGTATCCATTGCATCATAGTTATGGGTTAAAGGCTTGGTGAAAGTCAGCTGACCATTAATCTGTACATCACGGATCAGCCCCATATCCTGATAACGGTATCTCACTGTCAGTGGTGCAACCAGATTACCCAGTGCGAAGTCGCCGCCCAATGTCACGCGGCCATAATCATAATCCACTGTGTACAAATCTAAAGCTACTTTCGTTCCGTTAGTATCTTCAAGTTCTGCCCATGAAATGCGCTGATCATTCAGATCGTATGTGGTCCCTGCAATTGCACTTGGTAGTTCCTGAGCTTTGCTTGAGCTGACAATACCAATGCCACCGACCCGGAAAATCGGCACCCGGCCATCAATAGGCAAACGTGTAGCTGACAGACCTAATATTTCCGAATCCAGTGGGATATAGGTATAAGCCACAGCGTTATAGCGTACGGATGACGCATCGACCCAAACCGGGACATTGATATAAGTGTCCAGACCTTCCTGATATTCCAGTAATGGGTCATACCAGTCATTCGCTTCAATGTCTGCTCGGTTGGTTTCGGTGATTTTGGTTTTGGTATAAAAGTAAATCGTGACAAAGCCATTATCCCAATTGACCTGACCATGTGCCCGGCTGGTTTCAATCACCCCATTTTCATCAGCAGTTAAAGTTAGCTGCCCAAATTCAATTGATGCTAAAACCACAGTTAATGATTGCGGTCGGATCGGCATGATCGGTGTTCTAAAACTGATTTTATTGACCGGCAACAGGTCGGTGGTAGTGGTTAAGGATTCCAGAGTAATCGTGTTATCTGCATTCGGAGTCCAGGAATCAATTTCAACGATCCCAGTACCGTATTGAATGACACCCGACTGAATCCCGCTATTATTGGCCGGATTCACATTGCGATACAGCAAGCCAGTGCGATCTAGAAAAGTGTCCGCACCAACTTTGAATCGGGCTGAGCCCGTCAAAATCTGCTCATCAAAACCAGAAGATAAATCCAGCTTGAGCTTGTTTGCCGTCACCGTATGTGTTGCTGAGTTCGAGCCAGAGGTATCGCGGTATTTCACTTGAACATCAACGGCATTAAGGGCTTTTAATTCAACCTGCTGACCTTGAATGTCTGACGTTTGTGGAGAATAAAAAGACATATTTCCTCGCTAGGCAGCCGCATAGGTAGCCATGGGTGTAAAGGTTTGCACAAATCTGCTCGCTGAACTTTTTGGTGTGACTTCAACTGCGCCAGTGGCATAGATAATGGTGCCTTGCACTTGACCGCGGCTATTCACCAGATTACCCATAGTTGCATTTACCGGCACATCTGTCAGAGTTACAGACCCTGCAATCCCCTCACTGCTTTGAAGTGGAATTTTTAACTCAACACTATTTGGCTGAATTGCTGGTCCTGTACCAATGGTAAAGGTCAGCTTTTGATTTACAGGAGCAACATCCATCTTGGTCTGCTCAAGTGATTGGCCATAGTTATAAATCACCGAGAAAACTGTGCCTTTCTGTGGCAGCTTGTTTGGAATGATCTTGCCGGTACCCGTGGCATAATTGATTTCACCTGTGGCATCGCCGGTAAACCTGCCCTGCGCATTTGAAGTTGCTGTTTTGGACTCACCCTCAAGCATCCAGTTAATCGTAATACCCGGCAATACACCTGGTCGACCTAAGTCAAACTCAAATGCTGCTTTTTCCACACTTAAATTAGATCGCACGAAAGTGACAATTGGTGTGCCCCAGTTCAGCAAAATCGGCGTATCTACATCAGGCAGTGCACCAGTGGTTAATAGCCACGAGCCTGTTTCATAGTTGATCATGCCTGAACCAAAAGACGAACTTGAAGCTTTTAATTGGCCTGATCCATCATCTTTAAGTTCATAGAACTTGCCCTGTGACATGTAGGAAATTGATAAAGCTCCCGGTGCAGGGATTGGAATCAATACTCCGGTCCAACTGGTACTCTGGTTATTCTGGGTCACCGGAATGGCGTAGCTTTGGTAATACTGATTCGGTGCAGCGGCGGGCTTGAATGCAATATTCAGACTCATGGTTCCAGCCGGTGCTGCTGCAGTCCATTGGATTAAGCCACGTTGATAATCAATCGTACCGACTTGCGTGCCTTGAGTATTCTTTAACAACCCACCTTGGTCATTAATTTGCTGGCCTTGCAAGCTAAAAGACAGACTTGATGGAATTACCGCAGAGCCAATGTAAAGGTTCTGGCTGACACCAATCACCATATTCGGGTAATTGACTGTAATAGTGCTTTCACTACCTGCGACCAGTACCACACTTTCACCCGCTGCATTCACATCAATGATCGGAGTTTCAGTCTGGGCCGATGGAATCAGCTGGGCAAAGATACTTTTCGCATTGACCGTAAATTCACCCACGTTCGCATCAGATGCTAATGCAGTGGATGAGTAGTACAGACCGGTATCAGCAACAATCGTATCCCGGATAATGGTTTTTGATTTCTCACCGTTGTACCACTGACGTGATGAAAGCCCTACAAAATCTATTTCCAATGCATCATTGAGTGAGTAAGTGGCAATCTTGTATTCCACGTTTTTACCATCTACCACCATGACTGCGGTACGAGTTTCAACTTTGGTAATGCGCACATACTGTTCGCGCTCCAATACCTTGCCTTCATCACTAATCAGAACAATCGTGTCACCCACTGACGATTCAGTTTCTTGCGGAAACATGGCCACCTGCAGCGATGACATACCTTTCCAGTGGGTATCTAGCGGTGTACCAGCAATCTGACCGCCTTTAGCCAGGTAATTCTCTACCCGGTTCTGGGCAGACTGACGCTCATCGGTCCAGTTCTTGGTACTGAATAGTAGTGCAGATACGTTTGGATCCGCAGGCAGTTCAGACACAAAGACTGTTGCACCCATGAGTAAATCGGTGTCTTCGGTTGTGACTGCCGGAAAGACCTTGCGCATAGATACATCACCCATGGTGCGATCCATCTCAGACACATCATTGAACAGGTTATTACTGATGCCATCCTGAACCACAACACCAGAGTATTTACCACCGCCATCAGAGTTATCAGTCAAGCGTTCAGACTTGTAGATTACTAAATCCTTGGTTTCAATCGCCATCGTTCAACTCCGTAAAGCGTAAGGTCACATTAAAATAATCATCCAGTGATACAGCTGGAATTCCTTTCACCGGTGCAGCCTCTAAAGCCCCATCCTGGTGGTTAAATTTGACGGTGAATTGCCGGTTGTCATGCGGCTGCTCAAACTGCAGTCTGAAATTCTCACCCTGCAGCTTGGACCATTCCAAAACAGTCCGTAGTTCACGTAACTTGATCCAGCCCATTTGTGGATCTGCCGGTTGCAAGGTAATTGGCCGGCCCGACTTCTTTTTTCCTTCCTGAATGATCAAAGTCCCATCCATGGTATAGGCCTGATTCTGCTCAATGGCCTTCCATGAAAATTCATCAGGCCATAAAAAACCGTCCTCTAATGGGACGGTTTCGGATGTTGCTAAGCGAATGAGTTTCATGTTGATTTCGCTATACCTTTTAATTGGTTTACCAGGCT